TCGTAAAGGCATGCTGCGTTCGATCCGCAGACGCTCCACCAAGTAATGCTGCATTCGACTTCTGGTGAGGTCATCACCCTTTCAAGGTGACCAGACGGGATCGTAACCAGTATGCAGTACCTCACAACCTACAGCACTTGATTGCAGTCGCCTGCTATAGTTTATTACCATATTGAAATACACTATGAAGGATCATTTCTTGGCTTATCAAACTTATGCCACCCTTAATGTACTTCAATATGGCTCCTTATCTCATGTAGGATTAGCCCCGAGTTACCAGTTGTCCATACACATTTTTCAATAAGGTACCATATTGAAATACACTAAACTCCCTACGCATCCGACAACAATGCCACGCATCCAAGGAAAAATGTACTTCAATATAATAGTAGGCTACCGAATCCCTTCGGCCCCTACTTGAGTTGTACACCCTGTCTGTCTGATTATTCTCTATGGGCGATATCAGCAACACCCTACGATTTCTCCAGGCTCCCTCAATCGGGACTCTGAGGTAGATCGTAAGCACCCCTGACTTTCTCGCAGAGTCAGTATCGCGCCCTATCTAACGATTAGGGACATCGGGATTCTAGTGAAACAAATAAAGTATACAACTCAATACAATCAAATTACCTAAAAACTTAACTGATGTACGATGAAATTCTTTTACTGCTTCTGGTTCTGTTTGATATTCTACAACATAATTTTTCATACTGTATCCTTTTAACGACAGTACTTATACTGTAGTAATCCTACAGTGATGTTAGTTGCTTTCTCCCTGCGGCGGTAACTATAGCATAGAGAAGTTTACTAACTATGCCTTCCATCCGCTTCACCGACCAGGGAGAACTCTCGTGTTGCCAACGCCGGTTAGGTTAGACCGCAGCTTTCGCTGGAGCAGATTCTTCACCCTCTGTTACCAAAGGCAGACCCTTGCTCGAACCACCCGTAGCCATCACAGCTACTTCATCGTCTGGGCTCAGACTAGGCACTGATTAGGTTGCCGTGGACTTTTTGCTTACGCAATATTGAAACACACTACACAGGACTTGAACCTGTCAACCTTCAAGGCCACTAGGACCCGGCTATGACCACACATATCAGCGACCGCGATGATCGCTTTGGTGTGTTTCAATATTGCGTCTGATTTTTAAAGAACATTTACTATACAAGTATTATAGTAGCAATTGATTTAATTGTCAACTGCTAATCATTGATTAAATAATTACATGAGTAAAGAAAGAATTCCAACTAATGTTCGTCGCATTGTAATTGACCGTGATGGTTTACGCTGCGTATACTGTGGACTTGATTTACTCAAGAATGAGGTACATCTAGATCATGTAATACCAGAATCTAAGGGTGGACCAACATCAGTCAGTAATCTACAAGTTACTTGTGGAAAATGTAATCTTGAAAAAGGTATACTAACAGAAGGCGAATTTGAAGATAAACTTCGTTCACGAGCGTTACGTATCCTAAACAGGATTGGTTACAAATAATCTGGACGCGAGGGTCGGATTCAAACCGACGATTGTAGAGATTTGCAGTCACTTGCCTTGGGTCACTCGGCCACCTCGCGATTACGACACTCTTACGAATGTCGGTATTAAAACATACTATAACATAATATGCTTTAATACGCTAGAGTTTTTCATCTCACAAGAGAAAATTCATCATCTAGTCCGCCCATTTACCCATGTTTTAAGTGCGGGCTAGGATCTCGTTTCCTATTACACCACTGCCAAAATAAAAAAACCCTGAAGTTCTAGTTCAGGGTTCTCAAAGTTTACGATGCTAGCTATTGCTTAAACATCCCATCCTCGTCGAACCCTACTATACTCCTTGCCTGCATTAATCATATCAAATCCATTATTACTTTCTGAGCGCAATGAGGCAACCGGACTCCAGCATAATGCTGTTGTCTGTGGTAACTGATGCGATATGGAAAGTTTTATGTTTTTCATTATATGTAATTGTACTAGGTAAAAGTTAAATTGTCAACTTTTGTTAGAAGTTATAAAGTTATTTAGTCAATATAAAAATTATACACAAATAAGTGTATAAAATCAATCATTTTGGTATATTTAATCAAAATCTTTGAAATGAGGTACCCATCCTGATGCCAACTTTAATCCATAGTTGTTTACGCCTTCTACGGGAGTATAGTCATCTTTAAATTTTAGTGGAATGTCTTTGAATGGATGATAATTTACTTCGTGATGTACTCTGCCAAATTTCCAGGTAAGTCTAGACACGTCAGGATGCATAGCTACTTGCATTCTTGATTTTGCTTCTGTACCTTCTGTTGCATAAAATTCTGCAGTATTACCACCACCTAATACCTGAGTTCTCATTTTATCCTGAAGAAATGCATTGAACTGCACTGTGACTAGTCCATCTTTCAACATACGCAGACTAATATCAGTATCTTCATTATAACGGCCACGCCATCTGTATGGTGTGTTATTTCTGATTAGATTACAGCTGTAAATTCTAGTATTAAGTACAAACGGAGGTATTGCTGCGTTTTGAGGAGCAAACGCTCGGTAGTTAGGACCTGCCATGCCTACGTTACTATAACGAAGACAAAAATCTTCCATTACAGCAAAGCAAGTCCCATCACCAAATCTTATTTTCTGATTATCAGTTAATCTTAAAAATTCTTTAATGTTATCATCCATTACCCAATGCCAATCAAATCCATTTTTGATGGAATGATCCCATGCGAAATTACGAGCTGGCCCTGGTCCTGTTGATTTTGTTAATGCAAGATCATCGAAGGTATCATATTGTCTCTTATATTCTTGATCAAGAATAAGAATCTTAGTAGGATCAATAACTGCAGAATAGGCATCATAGTCTGATTGCTCAATGACTATATAGTATGGCACTTTCATTGCTTCAAGTGCTCTACTAGTTAATCTACTATCAGCACGACCTTTACTTACGATATAAATTGGAAATTGTGGGTTCACTCATCTTCCCCCTCTGCCCAGAATAATTCTTTAAAAACACCACGTGGGCGATCTGGAAACCACAGACTTTTAGTTTTTGATGAAATTTGTCGATTTATCAACTTTGCAAATTCTTGCACATCTTCATCAGACTCAAAACTTATAATTACCTGACGATGCGGTCCATTGTCTGGCTGCTTAAATTCAGGCATATTTTGCCAATGAACTGCATGTAACTCTGGTTCCCATTCAAAGGGTGAGGATGATTGATGATCTTGTTCGTTAGACATTTTATTTTTCCTATGTTATATATAATTATAAAACATACAACCAACAGAATCAATTATTTTGATAATATTGATAAGAAATAAGCCCCGAAGGGCTTATTGTTAAAACGCATACGGATTGTAAGTTTTTGCTTTAATCCTAGTTAGCATCAAACGAATGCCTTTGTTCTCAAAAACAAAACGGGCACCGTTGTTATCAACCTTGACTAAATCTTGTGGACTAAATCGATTGGTAATCCATTCTGTATCACCATCTTCATCTTTTTCTGAATCATAGGAAATATGAACAGGCTTAGCAAGCGGATTACCCTCAAAGACTTCAGGATGAGTAGTAACGCTAAGTTCTTTGCCTTCAACAATCAATGAAATATCATAGTTACATCCTGAATCAAACTCAGGCTTGGCGTTTAGAATTTTCATTGCGTCTTGCGGAGCTTCATTGTAGCGGTTCATTTCTTCAACAAGTGCTTTCAGCATGTCAAAGTTAAACTCAGAAAACAAGTTAGTCAGGGAACAAATACGCTCAATGTGTTCTTTGTGTTTAAGATTATCTTCACAGTATTCAACAATAAATTCCTGTGATAATCCGGTGAAGTCAATCATGTAGAAAATACGACCAGGACGATTACGCATATGTTGATCAACCCGCCACTTGTCATTACAAGTTAGGATAAACAGTTTCTTACCAGAGTACACACCATCAAGTAGAGTAAGAATAGCTTCTTGCTCATCTTTGTCATAGACTTTTTCAAACTCGTCAAACAAGATAATACAAGGTTGACTGATAGTTTGTAGGAGTGTATTGAACTTCTCGCCTGTAAACGCATCGTTAATAACAATGGTTGGTACATCTTGCTTAGCCAGCTCAATGCTGATCTTTTTGCTTAGTAATGTCTTCCCCGACCCTTTTTCACCTGTTAGCATAACGCCAGTAGAACTAGGGCGTTCCCAAAATGTGTTGATAATACGGTCTGTATTTTTAAGTGTATCACCGTAAATCTTGCCTGATACTGTAAAGCCATCAATGTGTTCAAGATATAAGTTTTCAAACATATCGACCTTGATTACATAGTTGCCAGCAGGCAATGTAGAATGAATATCCATTGCTTCTTCTGAAGCGACTTTGTATGTATTGCCTGATTTTAAAAAATGTGCCATGATTTTCTTTGTAAGTTTAAGTATAGATATTATAAGCTATACGTGGAATGTTGTCAATGATTTTGGTATAAAAATAGGGACCGAAGTCCCTATTGCTATTTTCTGTTACTAGGTATAACTACCCTACGCCAGTGATTAAACTGCGAAAGTTTCGGCTTTCACTGAAGAACGAGCAGAGAAACGAATTCCTTTGCCAGCTGATACAGTTACTTCGCCTTTAGATGCGTTTGCGTCTAGGTTTTTTGCTTGATTTGCGGTCATCGCCTACCGTGTAGATCTTCTTAATACTCATCACCCCGTCGAATCTAAGACTGGCCCATCAGAAGCATACTAACTTGGTTATATGGGTTCTTTGAAATTATCTCTTGATCCTTACGGACTACACCCAAAGGTTAATATGCTTATGGTGGACCAGGGGAGGCACCGCCCCTCCCGTCCGAAGCACCTTTCTCTTAAAGCATTAAACTACAATTCTTTAATACTATTTACTATTATATCGTAAATTAAAACTATTTTCAAGATATTTGTTAAATTACTAAATATAAATGTAGTTCGCGGATGGGGATCCCAACTACTCTACTGTCTTGGAGGACACCAGCATGACTACTTATATTCAACTACAATGCTCTTGTATTATTTGCAAAGAAATAAAATCTGTAAAAGGAATACATACTCATTATGAGCGAGCACATGGTACATCTCAACAAAAATCAAAATATTCTGCCGGAAAAGTTGGCGGCCTGCTTGGTGGTAAAGCGTGGGCGGATATATGTGCTGTTCAGCAACAAAAACTAGCTGAACAATATCATATTTCACCTAAGACTTGTACTCATTGTGCCAGTATAATATCATACGAAAAACGAGCAAATAAGTTTTGTTCATCAACCTGTTCAGCGATACACAACAATACAGGAAAAATTAAAGTTACACTAAAATCATGTGATCATTGTAATATAGTGTTAACTAGGGGAAAATTTTGTTCTAGAAAGTGTTCAGCTAACGCTAGAAAAAAATATAAGACTGTCGCCGAAGCAAAAGAAGTAAAAAGAATTCGCCGAAATGAGGCTTCTGCCAATTATCGTGCTAAACTCAGAAATCAAACTCCTATAAATGTTGACCGTAAGGCTATTAAAGAGTTTTATAAAAATTGCCCGATGGGATATGAAGTAGACCATATTAATCCAATCAGCAAAGGAGGACTACATAGTATAGAAAATTTACAATATCTTACAAAAACTGAAAATAGAAGAAAAAGCGCGAAGATTCTGTGATACTAATAAAGATGTTCTGTGTTCCCGGTTGGATTTGAACCAACGGCCAAGAAATTATGAGTTTCCTGCTCTAACCACTGAGCTACAGGAACACAGAACACCCTTAAACTCTATTATAACTACATTAACTATAATTGTCAAGAAATTTCTTTAAATCACCATATAAATTGGCCAACATAGCCTCTTTGCTGTCAAATAATACTAGATCAACATTATGTTTATACAGATGAAGATAATATGGATGTTTTAATTTATGATCCAACGCTAGCAACATTGTAATACTAACAGAAGGTACATTTAAGTCAACAGTATAATGCTCTAACTCTAGATATTTACTGAATAATTCATATCCTTTGCTAGTTAATCTAAATCCACCATCTTGCCTAAAATTTCGCCAGATATCAGTATACAAATTGTCTATGTTTAATTCATTCTCAATAGATAATATTTTGACTAGTTCTTTGGTGAGATCAAGTTTAGTAGACATAGATCTCTATGGATATACTTTATTGCCTTCTTTTAACAACACAACAGAAAACTTATCTGTTTTAAATTGAGCGTTAAGTTTTTTTGCAAGATTTATTGCATGTCCGGGATTACTGAAACTTACTTTTTTATACTTGGGTCCTGGATACTGAATCAACATATTAGAAGTTTTGATATTGATAGGATTGTTCTCATAATAAACAGCCCATATGCCGTCTGACGCCAAAATTTGTTCAGTCTTGTAGGTCTGTTTATTAGTTAATTCAGCAAGGATTTGGGGCTTGGGTCTAGACATAGTATATTATTTAGTGGTAATATACAGAGATTAAAATTTCCCACCTGAAATTTTAACTTCAATAATCTCTTCTTTTTGTGGTTGAAGTGCTGCTTCCTTTAGAGTCCTAAGCTCTAGTAATAGCTCTGTTAAGTCAGCGGCCATTCCCTTTGCATCTTTCATTGGCATGACAAAATCTTTGCCACCCCTGGCATCGTTCCCACGAACTCGTTCAATGAACTTTTGTAGGTGTATGCTCAATGTTCTCTCGTTAAAAATTTTGCCAAATTAGGTGGTGTCCATCCATCAGGTTTTAAAATTTTCCCGTCATCTCTGCGCCGTACCTTGCCTAATTGTCTGTCAATTTTGGCAAAGTTTGTGGCCATTACCTCACGCCATGCACCTTCGCCATCTGCTCCCATACTATTGATAGCACCGGCAACAACAACCATAATGTCTATTAGGGCATCAAGTGTTTCAACTTTATCACCAGCAGCAATAGCTTCTTGTAATTCTGTGTATTCTTCAGTAATCAGTGTAGAATACATTCTAAACTGGTCGTCATTCATGCCTGTGATTGTTTGTTCACATGCTGTCATGAATTTGTCGCTGTCGCGGAATGGATTTGTCATTTAAGTTCTGCCTCTTGTTTAGTATGAAATGGTCCCTTATAAGGGTATCGTTTTAGTACGATTAGTTTAGGATCTTGTTCAGTAGTCCAGTGTTTACTTTTATTGACGGTATACCATCCGGCAGCGTACCAAGATTTACTCTTTCTAGTTTTGGTATAAACAGGTAACTTATGTGGAACATCCCATACAGGATTATATACACGCCCTGCTGCTTGATAACCATGCACTATGTTTGAAGTTTTCTTTTCTGGTTTGGGAATAGTTTCAAAAGTAACATTGATGTTACGCTCAACAAGTTTAATCGTCTTGTATTGTGCTACAACTTGATTATTGATTTTAACTTGATATCCACCATCACATGCTTCGATATTGCCGATCTTGTTGTTATCTTGTTGTAAGATCCAAAACTGTTTGTCTATTACAGGCTTTGCTATTAATGTCATTCTTTAATCCTCTTTTACATTCTTCTATTACCACTTTCGGGACATCTGGATGCCAGTTTCCCATTAGCATACGGCAATCATATGTTACCGTAACACGATCTTTGTCTTGCTGTACTAGTATAAAAGTTAATACTACTACAAATGATACTACTACAAAGATTACAGCACCAAACAGAAAATTAAGCATCTAATACCCCGCTATAAGTTTTATTCAGCCAACTACCAAATGCTTCAGCATTTTCACTTAGCTTAGCAAGATCATATTTTCCGCAAAACTGTAAGAATCTAATGCCAACTTGACCTACATCTTTGTGACTAATTTGCTCTTTAATGCTAGTATCAATGATCAATTTAATATCTTCAGGTTGTGCAGTTAAATCCACTAGAGTTACATTACGATGATAGTCATCAAGTACACGATGTTCAACCTCATCCGGATCAGTCCACCGCTGTAACATCATGTTGTTCCAGGCGTATCCTTTTTTATCTCTGTCGTCGAACGCTTCCGTAAGGCCAATCTTCTTTTTAGTACTATTGACTCTAACTCCCGGGTAGGCCGAAAAGATGTTATCCGACGAATCGCCGCGCATACACTTCTCGAAGAGAAGCCACTGCGGGTTAACTGGCGGCTTAGGCTCTTTAGTTTTCTTATCGATAACAATTTTTCCCTTATCATTAAAAGTTCCTTCTAATGTGATTAATTCGTCGGTTATACCGTTATATTGTTTGACATTGGGTGCTACTAATTGAACGATGTCGGTATCACTACTAACAACAACATGTTCATCATGAGGATGTAATGCGATCCAACGAGCCATAACATCATCACCTTCTGCTATCGGACAGCGAATGACGCTACAGTTTGTTTTCTCAGACAAATATTTAGTCAAGGATTCATATGCCTCCCAAAACATTTTGTCTTCTTCTGCCTGTTGATCTGTCAAAGCTTTTTTAGCTTCTGCTCGGTTGGCTTTATATGGCTTGTAAAAGTTTTTACGCCATGATCGCCCTTCAAGAGCAAACACTACATGGTCAGCTCCTACCATTCGGGTTACTTTATTAGCAGAGGAAAGTATGATATGAAGACAAAATGCTGCTTTTTCTTCTGCTGAAGAAGCACGACCAGCAATATGTCTAGCACGAAAGAAAAGATTTGCTGTATCAATTAAAATATATTTCATGTATTAAGTATAACAGTTATAATGTTGGAGGTCAAATAAAATCATGTGTAATGATGTAATTTAGTAAAAATCTATTCCAAAATACATGACCATCTTTGCCAAAGTGCTTTGAAGTGGGTGAAACAGTCTCAATATTGGCAAGTTGTAATCTACGTTCATATGTTCCATCCGCATCAGTGGGAGAAATGTAGGCATAATTCCAATCATATGAGTAATCAGTACATGGAGTATTGCTATTGAAGAATATATGTTTGATATTTTGATTATCTAACTTTTTATGAAATTGCCATATCTTATCTTCATCATCTGGTGTAATATCAGACCATTCAATTATTACAATGCTATTCTGATTCTGGGAATCTGCCCATGCCACTGTATCATCTATAATTTTATCAACCGTATTATCTACAATTGCACCACATTGAAATCCTGACCTAAGTGCGACACTTAACATTTTTCCCCAGCCAGCAGATAAATTAACAGGATGTGGTAGTTTACCCAAATGAATTAATGCAGGATCATCACTAGCTACAGTATACGTAGTAGCAGCTTCAGCCGCCATGGTATGCGTACTGCCATTGACATATATCATCATCAGCTAACCTCACTGCGACCATCACCCATATCTCGTGTCTTAACAACACGATTGCTCATAGCTTCATATTGTTCATATGTTTCTAATACTACATTGCGACATACATTGGTAAACCAACGATCCACGATGTCAGCATCAGTATCATTTTGATCCATCATGTAACCATGCCTGACTAGATCAGCAATAAACTTTGCGTTCCAGTCTAGCTCAAACGATCCCATTCCCATACCATTTGGGTCAATATCCATGCTAATAATATTAACATAGGCTTCTCCCTTGTCAGTGGCTAATTCCTTGGCTGACTTAACTGGCGGTGGAGTTACTGTTTGCGCTACCTGCTCCACTGGTTTCTTTGTAAACCATCTTTTAATCATTTTAAACATATCTATTATTCCTAATGCTGCGTCTGGTGTTAACATTTTACCTGCCACGCCGAAAGGCATCTGCCCCTATGCGACTGTATCCAAGATGTCTATTTAGTTCACGACGATCTTCTCGCTTTGCTATTCTTTCTTCTTTTGTTAGACGAGGTCTAACAAACTTCATATGCGGAGCAATATCATTGTCAAATATCTGTGCCATTTGTTTCCATAGAAACTCACGCTCAGCTTGTGTTGTACCTGATGACAATTTACTAGCAAAGTCTTCACCCTCCGGTTTATCTAGCCCGTAATCATGCCGCCATGTATAGCACATACTAGTAATGATTTGTTCTCTTGTTTTCATATTCCCTTTCAAATTGTAAATGATGTTTCATTGCTCCACCACAGCAGAACTTATCATTTACTTTAAATTTAACTCCATTTAAAGTAAATGGTCTTATTACACGGTCACCATTCCACCAGTTACGCTGACATTCAATATAACCCTCTGCTTCCAGTGTATTTCGTAATGATTTAAACTCGGGACTATCATCATTAGACATGGTAGTAAACTGATGCGTATCTTTTAGAATCTTAATCAAATCATCTGCTGTAGGATTCTCTGGATTCTCTAGGCAACGATGAACGGAACGAATGTGTACATCAAATGGCTTTCCTTCGTCAATTACAAAATTCTTCATCAGTCGTTTTTATCGCCAAACAATTGTAACAAATTGAGGAAGATGTTGATAAAGTCAAGATATAGTGTCAACGCACCTGTTACTTCAACTGCTGAACTAGAGTCAACGCTAACCATTTCACGAATTTGTTGTGTGTCGTATGCTGTCAATCCAAGAAAGATAATAATAGCAAGGGCACTAATTACCATTTGCATTACAGTACTGCCGATAAAGATATTAACAATACTGGCAATGACAATTGCGATTAGACCAATAAACATAAACTTGCCCATACTGTCTAAGCTACGCTTGGTAAAGTATCCATAAAAACTCATTACTCCAAACAAAATTGCTGCGCCCATGAAAGCACTAACAATACTTCCCATAGTAAACACAGCAAAGATTGTAGCAAAGCTCAATCCCATTAGTGCCGCGA